AAGAAGGTAGCTGTGAAATCTTCTGCCCCTAAAAATGTAGCCAATCCTAGTCTTTACGCCAAAGCAAAAGCTAAGGCCAAGGCTAAGTTTGATGTTTACCCGAGCGCATATGCAAACGGCTGGATGGTTCAGGAGTACAAGCGGATGGGTGGAAAATACAAAGGCGCTACTGGCGGCGACGTGAGCTTAGATCCGAAGAAAAGCGATCTTGATAATGACGGCAAGCTAAGCCGTTACGAGCGTAAGCGCGGCACCGCTATCGCCAAGAGTATGGCAAAGAAAATGAACATGGGCGGAACGGTGATGGTTCAGGGTCGTGGCTGTGGCGCTATCATGCCAAAAAAGCAAAAGAAGACGCGAGTGCCCCGTGGCTAGAACTGGGCTAAAGAAATGGTTTAGCGAAGATTGGGTAGATATTGGCGCTCCAAAAAAAGACGGTAAATACCAACAATGTGGCCGAAAAAGCGCATCAAAAAAAAGTGGCAGGTCATACCCAAAGTGCGTTCCAGCGGCAAAAGCGGCAGGCATGACGGAAAGTCAGAAGAAAAGCGCAGTGGCGCGAAAAAGATCTAAGAGACAAGGTGTTGGCGGAAAGCCTACAATGGTCAAAACATTTGCCGCTCGCGGCGGATCAATTAACAAGAAACCCGGTAATTCCGGTTTATTTGGGAGGCGATAATGAAGATGAAGGCAAAAGGGTACAGTCTTGGTGGTGCTCCGAAAACACGCGCACAGCGTCGATCTACGTTGAGCCGAGCGCAAAGAAATTTGCTCGACTCAGTGCAAGGCGCAGAGGGAACCAAGCAACCTACTAGCGTTATTCAAGACCTGTCTGATCAGTACGGCTACAAGCCCGGAAAGAGAGCGGGTGCTAGAGGCCGAGGCCGGAATAAGGCAACCCCTCCCGGGATGAATATGGGCGGAGCTGCAATGAAGACCAAGGGTTACGCTAAAGGCGGTGCCGCAATGAAGACCAAAGGCGCAGCGAAAGGTGGAATCAAAAAACCATCTTCCAAAAAGACGGGATTATTTGGTCGTAGATAGTGGCCTACCTTCAGAGCAATATCCCTCACTTTAAGTGCTGGGTGCGGAAGGAGTACACGCATAACCATGAGAAGTATCATGGTGAGTTCATCCACGCGATGGCGATTGCTGTAACGACCATGCCAACTCGATGCTTGTCGTTTCAGGTAATCTTTACAGGGGCCGAAACATACGACGATGACAGCGAGCAAAACGTACATGGAGGAGCAATGTGGGCGAGGATGCCGATCACGGCTTTGGTCGCTGACACGCCACTTGACGATTGGCCTGAAGCAATGCCTGTCTGGGCTTGTCAACCTTGGGATTGCAGTTCTTATAATCACGCTACTTACGTGCTTGACCGCTGCACACCTTGCCCTTGGCTTGCTAAGATCGATGGCGAATTTTATCCAGCAAAGTATTATTTTACAGTGGATTATGCAGAAAATGAGATAGCGGATGATCCAGCTCAACACAAGCAAAGCCATATTTTAGAGTTGCTTGATGCTGGTGAGTGGACGGGCAACATCGTTGCTTTACCCAATAACAGAGTACGGGTGACGCACCCTGCTTGGTTTGAGGCTGGGGATGGTGCCCCAGACTTTAAGCCTAGTCAGCATATCCACTACTCGAAAAGTGATTTAGACTATACTCTTGACGTAAATCAGGTTTTTAACAACCTATACGCGGGTGACGAAGATGGCGGTAAGCGGAAGTAAAGATTTTGAATTAGACGTAGCAGACTATGTCGAAGAAGCGTTTGAGCGTTGTGGCTTGGAGCTTCGCACGGGCTATGATTTGAAAACCGCAAACAGGTCTTTGAACCTGATGCTTGCAGAGTGGGCCAACCGTGGCTTGAACCAGTGGACGATCAATCAAAAAACTTTGGCCATGGTCAAAGACACCACCTCCTACACCATTGACGCAGTCACCCCAACCGCGACTATCGATGTCCTTGATGTCTTTATTCGGGAAACGATCGGAGGCGTATCAACAGACGTGCCGATGACCCGCATGTCTCGGTCTGAATACGCCAATATGTCGGTCAAATCCAGCACGGGCAAGCCTAACCAGTATTTTGTGGACAAGCAGATTAGCCCGACCATCACGGTTTGGCCTGCACCTGACCAGAACTCTAAGTACGACATTTACCTTAACGTCTTGAGCCGTATGGATGATGCCGATGCTGGAGCGAATACACTGCAAATACCTTTTCGGTTTTATCCGTGCCTAGCCGCAGGTTTGGCTTACTACTTGGCCATGAAGCGAGCGCCTGACAAGGTACAGATGCTCAAAGCGTTGTACGAAGAAGAATTTCAGCGAGCACTGTCGCAAGACGAAGACAGAGCGTCATTTAGGGTAGCCCCTGATTTACGTGGCTACACGATAGCATAATGGCTTATGCGTCGAACAAGAGGGCATACGGAATCTGTGACATATCAGGATTTCGTTATCGCCTAAAAGATATGAAGATGACTTGGGATGGCCTTTTAGTTGGGCCAGACCAATGGTCACCAAAACACCCGCAGCTTATGCCCAAGCCTGCGCCCTTTGACCCGCAGGCATTGCAGATCACAAGGCCAGACCAAGCTGCTGATGGGAACGATAACAATTTTTTCACCGTCTACACCAATGTGGGAGATGGAATTTTGGGCACAACTTTGCAAACTTTTGGAATAACCTGTAGTGTTGGTACTGTGGAGGTAACTACGTCATGAGCTTCACTTTAGCAACGCTTAAATCGACCGTGCAGGATTACTTGCAGGTTAATGAAACCACGTTCAACAACAACCTGAACACGTTTATTCAGGAGTCTGAAAGCCGAATCTTCAAGATGGTTCAGCTCCCAGAGCAAAGAAAAAACGTGCAGGGTACGTTGACTGCGAGCAATCGGTTCTTGGCTACGCCGAGCGATTATTACGCACCGTTTTCGTTAGCGGTCATTGACGGCAATAACAAGTACCATTATCTGGATTTCAAGCACCCATCATTCATCAAGGAATACAGCCCGATCACGACGACAACTGGTCGGCCAAAGTATTACTCTCTGTTTGATGAGGCAGCATTTGAGCTGTCGCCTGTGCCAGATTCTGGTTACACGGCAGAGCTGCACTACCTGTACAAACCAGCGTCTTTGACGGCTGGCAGTGATTCAGGTACGACACTTCTGTCTACGGATCACCCTGATCCATTACTGTACGGCACCTTGGTTGAGGCTGCTGTGTTTCTCAAGGAAGCTCCTGACGTAATAGCCAACTTCGAGGCTCGTTTCAAGGAAGGCATATCTAGGATGAAGAATCTTAGCGAAGGCCGTGGAACCCGAGACGAGTACAGGTATGACTTATTACGAACAGGGGTGACCTAATTGGAACCAATAAAAGAGTTAGAAGGTAAAAAGGTAGCGATTATAGGCTTGGGCGCAAGCCAGATCGATTACGTTATAGGAAAAGAAAACAGCGTCGAGTGGGACGAGGTCTGGGTCATTAACTCTGCCCTATCCGTCTTTGAGTGCGATAGGGTCTTTATGCTTGACCCGGCAAGCCGTTTTCTTGACACCGAAGATGCGGGAAACCAAACGGAGGTTATGAGAAAACTACTGCCGAAGTTTGAAAAGCCGATTTATACGTGCGAGCTAGATGACCGAGTACCGGCGTTGGTTGAGTACCCTCTAGAAGAGGTCATCAAGGATCAGCGTTGCGCTTACATGAACACAACGGTTGCTTACTCGCTGGCTTTTGCGGCGTATAACAAGGTCGGTTCTGTTGACCTGTTTGGGATGGATTTTAGCTATAAGAATAACTTGCACTTTGCTGAAGCTGGCAGGGCATGTTTAGAGTTCTGGATATGCAAGATGATTGCCATTGGCATAAAGGTTGGGGTTAGCCCAAGGTCGTCGTTGCTAGACCAGAACGTGCCCCTTCAAGAGAGGCTTTATGGATACCACCGACTGGCTAATCCAAAGGTGGCAATGCCAAACCCAGAGGGTGAGTGGGTTGTTTGTGATCGGTCTGAGTTGGCTCAGATGGTCAAGAAGCACAATCTAGAGACGGTGGAGTTGCCGTCATCACCAGAACCGTACAAGGGGTAGTCATATGTCGCAGGGAGATTTTCAGTTAGGACAGGTAATGGTTTCTACCACCGACAATCGCGGCCATGACGTGGATTTTTGGGCAAAAGAAACAACGAAAAAGATACTAGGTATTTCGGAAGAGGCAGCGCCTCACATTCGTTTGCAGGCGGAGGCTTTCCGAGATCAAGTTTATACCTTAATATGGATGGGTATGAAAAACGCTGTAGCTTCTGACCGTGTAACAATTAGAGGCTTATTAGCATCTCAAGGGCATGAAGACATGGCAAAAATAATCAAGGAGCTTTGACATGGCAATCACCAGTGCGATTCCTACCAGCTTTAAGCAAGAGTTGCTAGTAGGTACACATAACTTTACAGCCTCTACCGGAGACGCATTTAAGCTTGCGCTTTACACGTCTAGCGCGACTTTAGGCGCTGCGACTACGGCTTTTACCACAACCGGCCAAGCTAGTGGCACAAACTATACGTCGGGCGGTGGAACCATAACATCGGTTACCCCAACCACTAGCGGGACGGTCGCCCTGTGTGATTTTGCCGACAAAACTTTTGGTACGGCAACAATCACGGCGAGGGGCTGTATGATCTACAATGACACCCAGTCGGACAAGGCTTGCGCGGTAATCGACTTCGGTGGCGACAAGACCAGCACTGCTGGCGACTTCACCATCGTCTTCCCTAGCCCAACGGCTACCGGCGCGATCATACGGTTGGCGTAATGGCTCATGCCGCTACAGACACTAGATTTTCAACCCGGCATCGACAAGGAAGGTACTGATTATTCAGCAAAAGGCGGCTGGGTAGATGGTAACCTCGTTCGGTTTAGAAAGGGCCGAGTCGAGAAGGTTGGTGGCTGGCTAAAGCTGGGCACCAACTATTACCTCGGCGTGGGTCGGGCGCTGCACTCTTGGATTAGTCTTGGGGGTGTGCGCTACCTCGGTGTTGGTTCTACGTGGAAGTATTATATCGAAGAAGGCAACAGCTACTACGATATAACCCCTATCAGAGCGACAACATCTGCTGGCGATGTTACCTTTGCTGCAACCAACGGCTCATCCACAATCACGGTGACCGACACCGCTCACGGCGCGGTTAACAATGACTTTGTTACCTTTAGCGGCGCAGCATCTCTAGGCGGCAATGTTACTGCAACGGTTCTGAACCAAGAGTATCAGATATCTCTGGTTACCAGCCCTAACACCTACGAGATCACTGCTAAGGATACCTCTGGCGCAACAGTTACCGCAAACGCATCCGATAGCGGCAACGGCGGCGCTAGCGTGGTTGGCGCTTATCAAATTAACGTAGGCCTAGATACTTTCGTAAAGTCGTCAGGCTGGGGCGTTGGTACTTGGGGCGCAGGCGGATTTGGCTCTGCGTCATCAATCAGTTCAGTAAACCAGCTTAGGCTGTGGACGCACGACAATTACGGCGAGAACCTGATCATCAATCCTCGCGGCGCTGGGATCTACCGATGGGTTGAGAACAGCGGAACCAGTATCAGGGCGCAAGAGCTTTCTCAGGTTAGCGGTGCCAACTTGGTGCCTACCGTCGCCTTGCAGGTAATTACCTCAGAAACCGACCGTCATTTGGTGGTTCTGGGCGCAGACCCAATATCAGGTATCAGCAGGACTGGCGTGATTGATCCGATGTTGGTGGCATTTTCCGATCAAGAGAATGACTTGGACTTTGAGCCAACAGCAACCAACACGGCAGGATCTCTACGATTATCCTCTGGCTCTTTCATCGTTGGCGGCATCAAGTCTCGCCAAGAGATCTTGATCTTTACTGACACCAGCTTGTACAGCATGAATTTCATTGGGCCACCACTGACCTTTGCTATTAATTTAATTAATGAAGGTTCTGGCCTGCTCTCACCGAAGTCTGCCGTCAATGCGCCAAACGGCGTATTTTATGCCAGCAAGACGGGCTTTTACTTCTACAGCGGCTCAGTCAAGAGACTGCCATGCACCGTGCAAGAGTATGTCTTTGAGGATCTAGATCTAGACCAAGCGTTCAAGTGCCATATGGGTGTGAATACCGAGTTTAGCGAGGTCTGGTTCTTCTATCCAAGCCTACAGGACGGCACTGGCGAGATTAGTCGTTACGTGATTTACAACTACGAGGAGAATCATTGGTCAATTGGTTCTCTGACCCGTTATGCATGGCTTGACGCAGGCATCGAGGATTTGCCCTATGCCACGGCAACCAGCAGCTCTCAGCAGTGTGTCTTTGAGCATGAGACTGGCTTTGATGACAACCAAGACGCAATGACTGATGTCTACATTGAGAGCGCGGACTTGGATATCTCTTCTGGCGATTCGTTTACCTTTGTCAAGAATATCATCCCAGATATGAAGTTTGTCACTCAGAGCGGCGTAAGCGTGAACCCTGCAATGAATATCGTGCTGAAGAGCCGAGACTATCCCGGGCAGAGCCTGACAACGGACTCAACCAGTCAGGTTACCCCGACAAGCACCTTCAGCAATGTAAGAACCCGGGCGCGACAGGTAGCGTTTCGGTTTGAAAGTGATGATGATAATAATGCTGCCGACCAAAAAGGCTACAAATGGCGGCTTGGATCGACAAGAATTGATATGCAACCGAGCGGCAGACGTGCATGAGCAGGCTGCTTGAGACAAGATTACCCTTCTCTTTGGGGGAATCTGTCAGCTCAGAAACTTTTAATCGCTTGGTTCGCATTCTAGAATTGAACCTTGGGGCGGTGGATTTTACGATCTCGCCTCATTTTAACGCTGACGAGATTAGCGAGCTTCAATTTGCAACGGGTAGTATAATCTTCAATACTACTAACCAAATACACCAAGCGTTTGACGGTAATAGTTTTAGAGACCTCTATAGCCATCAAACCTACCCTTCAGGCCAAGCGATTACGGCTTCAGTTGGGAATGTAACAGTGAGTACACCCTAATGGATGAAATGCTACAAAACCGTATTAAAGGCCTTCTAGGCGGCGCGGACATGCCAAACTTGGTGACGACAGGCATGCCCTCTGATTCTGAGTTATCAGAGTATTCCTCGGTTTCGGTTCTGCCTGAGTCGCAAAGCGGAGATATGGTCGAGGGTAAGGATTACCTGAACATTGGCGGTCAGTTCTTTTGGCCTTGGGAGCTGGAAAGCGCCCTGCCAAACGGCTTTAGTGACACTAGGGCCATCTCAAGGTTTCTTGAGTCCCTGCCAGAAAAACCTGCCATCAAAGAATTGCAACGGCTGAAGGGTATCGTTGGGCAGGGCGACATGGTTTCTGATGATGAATATCGCAAGAATAAATCAAAAAAGCTCCGCGATGCATTTAACAAAAAACAAATGCGTAGGACTGCTGATCTCGCCATGGGCGGCATGGGTAGAGGCGCAATCTCAGATGCCGATATGAAAGAGTTTCGCGGCATGGCTGAGGGCGGAGAAGTCGATCAAGGAGAAATGATGATGGAGTCATCACCAAACGCTGATCTAGAGCAGACAATAATGATGCTCATGCAAGAGCAACAGATGACCGATGACCCAGACGAGCAAAAATCTTTGCAGGCTGCGGGTGAAAACTTACAAGCCGCAGCGCAAGCCCCAATGGCAGAGCAGGCGGCAATGCTTGCAGCAGAAGGCCGTAACGGCGACACAAGGCTTGCCCACCTTCGGGTTGGCGAGGTGGTTCTACCCCCAGAAGCGTTCGAGGACGAGCAGTTCGAGAGCATGGTTGGTGCCAAGTTTAAAGAGCTAGACCTAGACCCAGAGCAGTACGTTGTAGGCGGCGGGATCGCAAGCTTAAACCCAATTACTGGCCTAGAAGAGTTCGGCTGGTTCAAGAAGACGTTTAAGAGTCTGAAGAAGGTTGTTAAGAAGGTTGCGCCAATTGCAATGTTTATCCCCGGAATCGGCACCGCGCTCGGCGCTGCACTCGGCGGTATCGGCGGCTTAGCTGGCGCAGGCATGGCTAAGATTGGATTGGGAGGCCTAGCAAGCACGATCGGTGGCGGTCTTAGCACCGCTTTAGGCGGACTCGGGTCTTTAGGAATACCGGGAATCTCTCCGATAGCTGGCGGCGCTGTTGCTGGCGGATCAGGGTCTGTACTTTCCACAATCGGTGGCGCTCTAAGAAACCCGCTTGCTGGCGGAGTGTTTGGCGGAGCTGGTTCGACTTATGGTGGCCTTGATCCAAGCGTGGCGGGAAACCAAGATTTCTTTAGAAGGACTTTGGATAAGTTCGTGAGTGCAGCGCCCAAAAACACTGCGGAATCCATTCAAAAAATGTTAGACGAGGGCGTGTCTCCAGAAGATATTGCAAAGCAGCTTGAAACCCAGCAGCCGGGGATTCTTCAGCAGTTTATGAGCGGCGTAGGCGGCATGCTAGGCATGGGCGCTGGCGGCGGCGGAATCGGAAGCCTGTTACCTCTACTCGCGGCGGGTGGCCTTGGCAAGCTGGCTTATGATGAAGCCAAAAACATGAGGGGCGTACCGTTAACCCCGCTTACTCAGGAGGGTTCTACAGGTCGTTACAACATTGAAGCCGAGATTGCTCGGCGCTCAGGTCAACCTGCCCCTAACCCTGTCGAGTTTGGTTTACTCCCAGCAGGCACTTTACCCCCGCTTAGCGGCGGCAGGGCAACCCCTGAGACCGTTGCGGCAGATCCCGTAGGTGTTGCAGACCCTGCGATGGAAGAAGTTCCCGTCGCAGCCAGATACGGCGGCGCGATCATGTCAGCTAGAAATGGTGGGTACGTTATGCCCATGGCTTACAAGAAGGGCGGCAACGTGTCTACCGAAGACTTTGAGCGCATGAATGGCGGCATCAACGGCGAGGGCACAGAAACCAGCGATGATGTCCCAGCCATGCTGTCAGACGGCGAGTTTGTCATGACAGGCCAAGCGGTCAGGGGTGCTGGCGCTTTTGACTTAGCACAAGGGGATGGCGGGATCATTACGCTGACACCAAACGGCAGTGAAAGCCGTGACGGTGGCACAGCACTTATGTACGAAATGATGGACTTGTTTGCCGAGTTTGCAGATAAGCCCAAGTCAAAGAGGGGGAAGGCAGCATGAGCATATTAACCCCAGCTCAGCTTGCTCGCGTTAGGCGGTTTGAAGAAGGCGGATCAACTGGCGATACAACGACGACCCAGCCTTACGTCTCTGGCGTAACCAAGACCGAGACCCGAATAGATCCGATAACCCAACAGCTATTGTTTGGCTTAGACGGTCAGGGCGGCTTTATCCCGGGAGCGTTCCGTGCGGCAGAGCGCACCTTCTTCGATGAAGAGGGGCGACCGATTGTCATACCGCAAGAGATTGCAGGCTTCAGCCCAGACCAGATCAGGGCTATGGAAATGGCCAGAGCCAATGTTGGCGTACAACAGCCATTCATCGACGAGGCGATGCGGAGAGGCCAACAAGGTATCGGTTCTATTGAGCGAGGCTTGGCGGATCAAGCCGTAGCCTCTCAGCAGGCTCTACAGGCCCAGCAGGAAGGCGCTAGGTTCGCACTCGACCAAAGAGATCGAGGCTTGATGGAGTCTCTCAGAGGCACTCAGGAGGGCCGTGGACGGGCCATTGCCGCAGAAGAGCGTCTGCGTGGAGACATAAGCGACCTATCCCGCCGTGGTATAAGAGATACACAAAGATTTGGCATGGACTTGGCCAGTGCTCGACAGCAGGGCAGAAGGTCATATGACGAGTTCGGGCGCGATATCACGGATACTTTAGGCATGGGTATGTCAGAGGCCCAAAGGTATCGTAGCGGACTTGGTGAGTCTCAAGAGCTGCTTCGTGGCACTGCTGACAAAGAGTTTGACGTTGCATCAGCAACAGCCAAGTACCAAGACCCTTATGAGGATCAAGTCGTTCAGCAGATGATCGAAGATGCTAGAGAGGGCTTGGCCAAGCAGGATACGGCTCAGCTTGCTAGAGATATTCAAACCGGCGGACAGTCGGCCTTCGGCTCTAGGGCAAGGCTAACCGGCCAAGAGAGAGCCGAGGCAATGGGCAGGGGCTTGGGCAAGGCGATCGGTTCTTTGCGCTCACAAGGCTTTCAGCAGGCTCAGCAGACGGCAATCGGCGAGGACGAAAGGCAAAAGCAGGCAGCTAGAGCGGCTTCTTCTGGTCTTGCAAGCTTGCAGGGTCAATCTTATGGCGCAGGTAGAGACGTTACAGGCCAGATGGCTCAGGCGGCTGGGCAGAAGCTCAGCGCAGGCCAAGGCTATGGAAATCTACTCCAGCAAACCGCTCAGGCTCAGTTGGGCGCTCAGCAGCAACTAGGCGGTCAGTTAGGCCAGATGGCGCAGCAACGATACGCGGCTGGCACTGGCTTAGGTCAGACATTGTCTGGCTACGGTCAGCAGAGCGCGGCAGCAAGACAGGCGGCAGGGCAGACAGGAATGAACGTAGCAGGCACTCTCGCTGGCCAGTACGGCCAAATCGGAGCGCAGCAAGCGGCTGGAGGTCAGGCACTTGGTCAGGCTCAGACGGGCTATGGCGGCTTCCTAAGTGGCCTTGGCAGTCAGGCTCAGCAGGCAGGCGCTCAGGATGTCGCTGCAATGCAGGGCATCGGAAGCATGGCCCAGCAGAACAGGCAGGCACAGCTTGACGCGCAACGCGCTGGATTATTGCAAGCACAGCAGGCACCTCTGGCTCAGTACCAAGCCCTGATGCCATTTGTGAGCATGGCTCCATCAGGTCAGACGCAGTTTCAAACTAACTTTGGGCCTCCCCCGTCTGCTTTACAGGCAGGTGTTGGGACGGGGCTTGCAACGGTAGGTGCGCTAGGCAATTACTACAACCCGTCTAGCCAGCTTTCTGGGAGTCGGTAAATGGCCATATCAAGAGCGCAGTTAGAACAGCAGATCCAACGGCTTGCTGACGGCGGGACGGCTGATCCTTTGAAGACCCCCGAAGTGGTTTCAGAGACCGAAGTTTTGGAGGTTGAGCCAGAAGCTCCAGAAACAACCGTTGATCCGATGCAGGCGCAAATTAACGCTATGCTGGCGGCTATGAGGCCAAAAACCCCGGAGCCTTTTGATTTTGACAAGAGTTACAAAAAGTACGCTGAGCGGTTGAAGCCGTATTTTTCTCAGTCAACGCGCCCAACTTTTTATGACTTGGCCTCCGATATAGGCGCAGCAATGCTTTCTGCTGACCCAACGGCTGGCGCGTTCCGCAGTGCGGGAGTTGGCTTTTCTAACTTCAACGATCGGCTTCGGAAGTCTAAAGAAAGCAGGATCGCGCTTGATCGACAGGTCGGCTTGCAGGCAATGCAGATGGCTATGGCTGACGAGAAGTCTGCAAAAGATTATCTGAACAAGATCGAGCTTGAAAGAATAAAGCTTGCTAACAAACCGTATGATCCAATAATTTACGAAGTGCCTACAGAAGACGGCGGGGTAAAAACTGTAGAAGTGAACCCAAGTAATCAATTTGAAGTTGCAGCTATCAGGATGATCCCGGGCGCTAAGCAAATCAAGCTCCCGACGTCTACCGTTAGTGTTGATAGCAGGGTCATGCCTCCTTCGACTAGAGAGAAAAAAGCCGGAGAGGCTTTAATCGAGTTAGAAGAGACATGGATTAAAGATGCCTCGACTGCTGTTTCTCAGAACCAGTTAACGAATCAATTCATGTTGCAACTCGCTAGACTTGGCCCAGAAGGTTGGGGGCGGATAGCGACTGGCACCCTACCTGCTAGGCAGGTTTTGAGCGAGCTTGGTGTTAGGGCGGACGAAAATCTCGATGATCAACAGCTCGCGCTGACCTTGGGCACCAGAATAGCAATGGGATTAATTGGCGAAACCAAAGGCGCGATCACAGAAATGGAGATGAGACTGTTTCTTGCCGCGTCCCCAACGCTTTCTTCCACCTACAACGGCGCAATGAAGCAGGCGGCTTTTTTGCAAAGGATCGCCAATTTAAACATAAAGAAGGCTGAGGATTACAATAAGGCCGTTGCAGAAGGGCTTTTGAAGGATGCGGAAACTGATTCTGATAAACTTCGGCTGGCCCAAGGGTGGGAGCTTTCTTGGCGGCAAAAGCCTGAGAACCAATTCTTAACGGCGGAAGAAAGGTCTGAATTGCAGGCTTTGGCATCACAAGAGCCTGAAGCCGCGAAAGCCTTTAGGGAGAGTTTCTTTGCTGATATGAAAACTTCGCCCTCGGTAAATACTGACTTATCTAGTATTACTATTCAAAAAGTTCCGAAGTCGGGGGAATAAATGCCTGTAAAGATTAATTACAACAATGACGGGATTTTTTACGAAGTTGAAGACGACGTTACGGAAGAGGATTTAGCAAACACCCCTGAATTTGTTGAGTTACACAGAAGCAACATGCTGGCTCAAACGTCTCAGCTCGTTGCACCTTCCCCTAGAGAGCAGGCTCTTTTAGAGCGAGAAAAAAACAAATCTGGTGTCGGGATGGCGTTGCTTCAGGGCATGTCAAACGATCAAGGTTACCAGACAGCTTGGCTTGCTCAGCAGCGATTCCCAGAGCTAGTTGAGAGGGGCATAGACCCAGTTGACTTTTACTTCTTAGATGAAGACGAAGATATTGCCTACATAGATCCATACACCAACAAGCCAGTAAAGGAATTTCGGGATAGCCTTCTGGTTGACTCAGCCAGATGGGCAGGGCCGACAGCACAATTTTTAGCTGAACTTGGTGGTGGTACGTTAGGTTTGGTTGGTGGCGCATTTTTAGGTGCGGCGACAACTGGGAACCCTGTTGGCGCTGTCGCAGGCGCTATGGGAGGCGGAAGCTCGGGCACCGCAGCCGCTGGCGGCACGGCTTACGCAGGCAGGGCGGGGATATCTGCCATGTTTGACGGGCCTCCCTTGAAAGTCTCTCAGCTAAAAGATGACCTGATGGTAAGCGCGGCTTTTGGCGCGTTACCGTTCGGAACCAAGGCAGCTCAGCTTGCTGGTAATGCGTTTAGAACCACGTCAAAGAAGTTTCCCGGCGGGGATGGCCGTACTGCCTTGCAGACTATTTTGACAGACGGTGGCAATACCGTTGATGAAAAGATTGCGTTTGCAAAAGAAAAGTTCAACGTAGACCTTACAAGAGCAGAGGCTCAAGGGATCATGTCAAATGCTGGGCAGATTCAGCGTTACCTACAGATGCAGCCCGGGTCACAAAAGCTTTGGGACTTTTACCACAACCGACAATTACAGGTTGAGGAGGCCGCTGATGTTTTCTTCGATGAGATACTTCGGGGTAAATACCTGCAAGAACTGAAACAAGCCCGGCTTTCGGGTAGGACGGCTTTAGACCCAGAGTCAGATCTAGCTAAGGCTGCTGACGAGGTGTTGAAGAAGCTTGCGGCTAAGCGTCAGGAAAGAGCAGGGGTGGTGTACAAGAACGCTTTTGATCTAGACATACCCATTGATGTTTCTGACATTGTGACAAAGCTTGAGGCTGAGTTGGGAGACGCAAATCTTCGGGGTGAGGCTCGGCGCGTTAAGCAGGCGATGGTTGATGCGCTTACCGACTTTACTGGCTTCTCCCCCAATCGAGTACCTATCAAGGGCGCTAATCGAGCCGAGATCGGGCTTAAAGATAACACTGAGATGCTACATAACGCCCTAACCAACGATTTCAGGCCGCTCATCGAGGGTCTTACTAAAGATGGGCAGAAAGGATTAAAGCGAGAGGTTAGCCAGATCAGGGCGCAGGTTTCTGAGCGATTAAAGGTTGCTAACCCAGAATATGCCAGAGCTGCTGCAATCTACGACCCCTCAAAGGGTCACCTTCAGGCTTTAGAGCGTGGCGTTGTTAGGAGTTTTGCAGAGGCGGCTGAGTTAGGCGGAGAAGCTGCGGCAAGGATAACTAAGCGGTTGTTTAACGGTACGGCTAAGCCTAAAGATATTAGAGATCTTAGACGACTTATCCAGACCCAAGACCCGCAGGTTTGGCAGAACATCAAGGGCACATGGCTACGCACACAGTTTGACGATGCAATTACATCGAGCATCAACCCTCTAGGTGTTCAGAATAAATTTTTGTCTAGGCTCGGGATTCGTGGAAAGGTGATGATGGGTCGCGGTGGAGCTAAGGCCAGAGGCACAAAGGCAAAGGTCTTTGAGGCTATGATGGAGCCGCAAGAGTTAGAGAATTTTGTTGATCTTGTCGAGATGATGCAGGCAACAAGTTACATTGCTACGCAGAGTGGATCTCCAACACAGCCGCTGTTGGCGCTCAGAAACTTCCTAGAGAAAGACGTTACTGGCGGTGGTCGAATTGCGGCCAATGCACTCAGGGCTGTCGTGGAGATTCCCCAGAGAATCGCAATCCGTGGCTTTGATGACACCATGGCAGCTACCCTTGGCTTTCAGAGAGAAGCTTATGAGGACAAGCTCATTGAGGCGCTAATAGATCCCAAGGTGGCTGGAGAGTTGGCGGCACAAATAGATGCGGTAAAGCCCGGCGTTTATTTCGTCACTCAGGCGGTTTCTCGCGGCGCTACAGATGTTTTTGATCAGCTAACAGATGAAAGCTTCAAGCCTGATAAGGTCAACCCAAGAACAGGTCAATTAGAGCGAGGCGTTCAAGGCGCAAGGATGATTGAGAGCGCCAAAGAAGTGACCAACCCAAAGGCTCCAGCAGATCCAAAGCCTTCCATCCTAGACAGCATGTATGTGCCAGATGTTGGAATGGATTCGCCTGCATTTGAACCGCTATCACAGAGGCCATCAACGGCTCCAGCAATGGGAAAGATAGATCCAGCGATGTCTCCTACTATTCTGCCCTCAGATAAGGACAGGGAGCTTGCTATGCGGCTCAGAGGGCCATTAGGCGGGATCGCTTCCCTCGCCTAGCATTGGTAGGTCTGGCTCGGCTGGGGTGGCGATAATCATTGCGCCACTGACGTTCCAGTCGAAGTCATAGCCCATATGATAGTCACCCTCAACGTCGATCATCAGGTTGCGACTACAGAGCCGTAGGAGCGCGGCTTGTTGGTGTAAGGTCATCCTACCAAACAGGTCGATAACTTCCTTAGACTCTGCCACAGGGCGGTAGGATTGAGGAATCTGGGTCGGCTTTCTCTTAAATAAATTTTTCAATGATTATTCCTATCGAACAGGTCGTCGTGCTTCTGCTCAATCATGAGTTGCAACTGGCTGATTATTGTTCGTCGCTCTCGCGCACAGATGTCGCGTAGCCTCTCGTATGTTTCGAGGTCAATCGCCAGCGACTTTCTTTTTCTGTCTAACGCTGCTTGGTCTTCGGTTTCCATGACGGATCTCTAATTGATATTGAGCAATTGTATAGGATTGTATATCATTGCACAAATGTATGAAATGAAAAATTATATGTTGTCAATGCAGTCGCATTGGATGGTCAACCAGCCGCTCTACAAGGCGGTTCAGGCGACCGTTCCGATGATTGCTGAATTCAGGGCAAGGGATGGCAGGGAGCGCCTACAGAAGACTCCTGTGTCTCGGCTATGCAAGAAGGTCTTTCCCGAGGTGTACAAGGTGCCGTTGTTCCGAAGGCAGTTCTGCAAGATGTTGGTCGAAGAAATCAAGCAAATGGAGCAGGAGATACCCTTTGAGCCAAATGAAGCTGAGGACGAGCTGAGGCAGATCCCTGAGATTGTGCTGCAAGAGCATGTGCCTGAGCTGTACCGCACGATGTGGTTTGTCGTGCAGAACGTGCTGAACCCGATTTTTAATACGCTGTACCACAGGGATTGCCGAGACGTTTCTTCGATCCAGATTGCTAACTACAACCCCAAGGATAAGCAGAAAGGCGCGTGGCATCACGACGAGAGCGCCGACATCAGCGTGGTGGTTCCCCTCAACACCGATGAGTACAAGGGTGGTGGCACAGAGTTTCATCGCCACGGCATCCTGAATCCGCTGCCCAGTGGACACGCATTGATATTTCCTTCCTTCACCAACCTGCACCGTGGCCTAGCGGTAGAGAGCGGCGACCGATACTTATTGGTTTTCTGGCTGCACGATAAGAAGCGGCTTATCGAGAGATACAACAGTTTGGAATGACCTGCAAATAGTTACATTTATTTGCATAAAAGTGTGTACAACGACACGGGATTGTGCGATTATTCCTTTTGTCGGGGGCGCTTGCCCCCATAACCAAAAGGAAAACATGATGGCAAGACACACACACAGAGGAACCTGCCAAGTATGCGGTTCAGTGCAGGCGGTTAACAACAAGACTGGCATGATTGCTAAGCACGGCTACACCGTCGATTGGGGGATGTTTCAGGGCGAGTGCCCGGGATCGAATGAGCTTCCGATTGAGAAGAGCCATAAGCTAACAACTCAAATCATCAACTCCATTCAAGGCCAACTTGCTGGCATGAAGTTGCTCGACCTCAAACTCTTCCTCCTCAGCGACGAAGAGTTTCGAGCTGCTCGCAAAAACAACCTCCAGTATCAAGCAATGACCGATCACGTTGCCTCTCTTCGCAAGTTGATAGAGAAGCGTCAAGGCCAAAATCTTTATCCCGCACCTAAAGAAGAAAAGGTTGAGCGAATCCACGAAAGATTCACGGACATTCGCAAGGCGTATGCTAGGGCCGAAGAACTCAAGGTTGATGGCTGGAAGCCACGGGTCTCAGGATGGCACGGGGATGCAACATTAACAGCAACAAGGAAGGCGGCGTAAGCCGCCGCAAGGAGAAGATGATGGAACACCAAGAGCTTTTAGACATTGCAAACAAGATGAGCAATGACGATATCTGCGACCTGATCAACATGGTCGCGCCTCGGCTTGACGTTTATTTTGGGAGCCTGAACAGACACTGCCTTACTTCTGGCGTGACCTTTGCAGTAACGAACGGGACGGTCATTCAGGTCAACTGCGAGACGGCAGATCTCGAAGATCTTGCTGATTGTAAGTTTATCTCAAGCGCAATTAAGCCTTCGCATAAAGAATCTCGCAGGGCGCAGGTCTTGGCCGACTCAGCTCACCTACTGGCTGAGAAAATTAATAAAGCTAGGTTTGAGGGCAAGAATATCAGCGACAAGCAGACTGTAAAGCTTTGTGAAGTGCTGAGTGTTCTTACCGAATTGTTGGGAGAGGCGGCGTAAGCCGCCGGGAGGAGAACAGTGACAGTAAGATCAGACATAGATTACAGGGGTGGTTACATGTCTTCTGAGTTTGTTGAAGGCATGGCTCGCCGTTATTTCGGTGACGAAATTGTTGACGCTTTGCCGCGTTATGTTCGAGGCAAGCGCAAGGGTCATTTAAAAGGTCGTCTCGAATGGCAAAAGGTTCTAAAAGGGGGCTGGGTAAAGACTGGCCCTTACGACCACGACGGTATGCGAGCATCTGGTTACGTTGAGCGAAGGATTGGCAAGGTTATCAAGGTTGAGCTAAACCTTCCTGAGTGGGGCGCAGAGCCTACGCCAATCGCAATCTGGGATTGGGAGCACGATGTAGAACGTGATTCAGTGAAGATTAAAACTTACGAAACAGAAGCGGCTTAGGCCGCTTTTTTTTGTCTGCAATTTGACTTAGGATTAAGCTATGCAAAGAGAATCAAACATACCAACCATCCGAGTCTTAGCGATGATCGATAAGATTGTTGGCGAGGAAGACGACGATGTAAGAGCCTATGAGCTGAGCCGAATCCACGACTACCTTGCGATGAAGTTCAACAGGGAAACTGGCAGACTGGCAAGTGAAGAACTAAACAGGCTTTGACTTTTTCTTTTCCTTTGCCTTTCTCTCAGCATACTCAATAAGATTCTCGCCAAACTTTTTCTCGAACCACTCAGACCAAGTCACTCGTCGGTGTGGCGGATTGTTCGGCGTGGCTTCGTGCCTTTTCTTCCAGACGCTCCGAGCGGCGTAGTATTTAATATCTTCCGCCCACTTCGCTTCCCGTTCCCGTTCCTCTTTAGTTAAGGTCAGCAAGGCCAAACTCCTTGATGCCTTCTTGGTTGTATGGCAGGTAGAGGTCTTGCTCCCTGCACTTGATGCCAATGGCCATGGCTTGCTCATTCTGAGCGTCAGCATAGGCTATGGCTTCGTCCGATAACGTGTACACGCAATAGGGATAGGGCGCTGCCTTTTCCTGAGCCAAGAAATAGAACTTCTCTGTCGGCAGGCCAACTGCCCGACAACCAGCAAGATAGTACGCAGCCTGTTGGTGATATCGGAATGTGTTGATCGCACTCCTGAATCCACGGGGTGAAGCGTCCCGACAGGTCTTGAGATCCCATATGTCTGTCCCAGTATGCCAGTCTAGCTTTCCCTTGCAGGGTTGGCCGTTCCACATCCAGCAGAGCGTTAGCTCGACCCGATGACTTGGCTCGGGTATGAAGTCAGAGACAACCTCCCGCCGCTCCATGCAGATGTCGTACATATCCTGCTTGCAGGGTGTCTTGTCACCAAGATCTTCGAGCCACTCGGCGTACTCTTGCTTGCCTGCCTTTGTGCGTCTATCGACTAACGGCTCGATCGCAAACTCATCGAAGAACTTGTGATGCTCTAAGAACACGGTGTGTTGCACCCGACCCTCAAGCAATGCCAGAGAGTTGTTGAACGTCCGATTCTTCCAAGTGAACGGGCACTTAGCGATTGAGGTCAGGTCGTGAGATCTCCATGCAGGGATCGAGTCGTAGGTGGGGTAGTCGAGGTCTTCGTAGATACCTTCTTTGAATTCCATTGGGTTTCCTAATTAGTCCCGCCGAGGCGGCTCAGTGGACGGGAACACTGTTGGAGGGCCGTGATGGAACCCTTAGCCTAAACCGAATCCTAAAATCAATCCGATACCGAATGCTACCATCACAGCATATGGGGTAAAGATTGGGTGCTTTGCGTCAGCAATGATCTGTCGAATCCTCATAACTGCTCCAGTCGCTTGATCTCAGCGTCGATGTAAAAACGAATCTTCTTAGCATCACGCAGTTCACTGCTATGCGACGACTGACCGTATCGATAGGTTGCCCTAAAGATCTCACCGATCTGAGCGTTCATGTTCTTGTGTGAGATCAGGTCTTGCAGCTCTTTGGCTTTCTTTGGCAGCTCATAGTAGCTGGCGGTTGAGCCGTCAGAGACTGCGACAGACAGTGCCTTGGCAACTTTCTTCTGAGCCTCTCGCCATTCCTTCAGCTTGGCTGACGCAAGGCTCTTGCTTACGCCCAGCTCTTGCGCCAACACGTCTGGCTTAGTCTCTCCAAAATGACTCAGGTAGTCGATGACCAACTCGCTCTTGACCGATCTACGGCTTCGCTTAATCTTCTTCTTCATAGCAGTTTCCCTAAAACGGAATGTCGTCGTCGAAGTCGTCGTCCACTACCTGCTCTTCCTTCTCGGCTTTCTTCTTTGGAGCAGGCTCTGGAGCTGGGGCGGCTTCACCCTTTGCCATTGCGGCTCTTAGCTCGAAGCAAGGCTCTACCTTATCCTTTCCGGGTTCGTCGCACCCACCGATCTGCCACTGCATGAATCGTGGCAAGCCGTCGAACACGTCGCAAGCAATCTTACTGGCTTTGCCTGAGTTGCCGTTAAACTCATTGCAGTAATCCTCTAAGTCGAAGACAACCTGATCGTTTACCGTTGGCACTTTCTTTGCCCCACCATCGGCGCAGAAGACACCCTGAACCTTGGCGTTGCCGCCACTGGTCAAACCGACATCAACCTTGCACGTTGTACCCAAGATCTTGGTCAGGTCAAACGACCCCAGTTCTTCTTCGGTAAAGGATTTGTTGCGCCATGCCTGTAAATGCTGCCGCAGTTTTGCGCGTTCATTCAAACTTAACGTATACTCGCAACTGATCGACATGGGGCGATCGTCTGCCATACGAAGCTCGGGTAACTCCCAAAAAATAAAGACGATGTGCTTCTTGCTGACCTCGCCTTGGTACTCTTTCATGTTGGTTCCAGCATCCACCAACTTGTAGCAGATTGCGTTGTGTGTGCCAGTCGGGACTTGCTCGAAGTCTGATCCGCCGCCACCAGTTGCTATGATTCCCATCGTTTTTCCTTGTGTGTTTGCAAAATGTTGTACTATTATGCACATCTGGGAAAACGTGATCAAGGTGAATTTTACATGGGATTAAAAATAACTGACGGCAAAAGCAAAGACTTCAGCCGACCATTGAGTGGTGACCTGAGAGGTGAGTTCGAGTCTTTTCTTTTGTCGAATGGCATGACGGTAGAGTCAAAGAAGGGGTTAGTCATAGGCGGCGACATTGGTCGCGCTTATATGGACGTTGGTGGCAAGCAGAAGCTCGTCGGGTGGTATCAGGTGTGGCTGGATCAGGACGTACCCTTCGGTCGCTGTGGTGATCGCACGGTGAGCAACGATGAGCCGACCGCGACGTGGAAGCCTGACAACGCGGTGAACCACAAGATGACCGACGAGGAGCGCGAACAGATCAGGATGCTGTCCGAGCAGAAGGCCAAGGACTTAGAGGAAGATCAGAGGCAGGCCGCAAGGCTTGCCAAGGAGCGTTGGGACAGTTATCCCGAGGCGACAGAGGACAACCTATACCTTCAGCGCAAGGGCGTAGCGAACCATGGTCTCAGGCAGCGGGGCAATCGTCTGGTTCTGCCTATGCTAGATAAGAAGCTTGAGATCGTTGGGTTGCAGTACATCGACGGCGATGGCCAGAAGCTTTTTATGAAGCATAGCAAGAAGGCTGGTTCATTCTTCGTCATCGACCCGCAGCAGATGCGGACGGCGCACACCATTAATTATGTCGAGGGATATGCCACGGGTGCGAGTTACTACGCAGACCTTGGTCAGCCCGTGGTTATCTGTTTCGACGCATACAACCTATCCAAGGTCGCAGAGACAATCAGCGGATGGTTTCCCGAGGCGAAGCATGTCTTCATTGCCGACTGTGATGACACCAAGACGGGCGAGGTTGAGGCAGTTAAAGCCGCGCAGGTAGTGCGTCGTATCGGCGCTCAGGCCGAGGTGTTGATACCGCAGAGCAAGGGTGACTACAACGACCACGCGCTGGAGGGTGAGCTACTGCCCGACTTGAACAAGGTTAACGTGCCGGTCGAGTACCAGTGGAACACCAGCGAGAAGGGTCGGATGCTGAACACTAAGGACAATGTCCGAGGTGTGCTGACGGTCAATCAGATCAGCGTACATTACAACGTGATTAAGAAGGCCATGGAGATCAACATACCGCACAGCAACTTCATAGCCGATATGCGTGACGAGTCGAGCCTGATCGAGATCGAAGATCGCTGCATACAGATGGGTGTGCCGCACCAGAAGGTGAGGGATTACCTGAAGCTCTTGGCGAAGGAATACAACCCTGTTAAGGAATGGATCGAGAGTAGGCCATGGGACGGCACCAGCAGGATGCAGGAGTTCCTGAGCACGATCAAGAGCACCAACGAGCCGCTGAAAGAGATGCTCATGACCAAGTGGCTTATCGGTTGCGTGGCCGCAGCATTTGAACCAAACGGTGTATCCCTCGAAGGCATCTTGGTCTTCCAAGGCGCTCAGGGCTTAGGTAAGACCCTTTGGTTTAAGCGTTTGGCGGATTACGATAAGGGCTGGCTGCTAGAGGGTGCGACACTGAACCCAAACGACAAGGACAGTGTGAAGCAGGTTGTGAGCCATTGGATAGCAGAATTGGGAGAGCTGGGCAGCACGTTTAAGAGGGCGGATATCGACTCATTAAAGCAGTTCACGGGCAAGAAGGTGGACGAGCTGCGCCTACCCTATGACCGAGCCAGCACCACGTACCAGAGGCGTACCGCATTCTATGGCAGCGTCAACGAGCGCGAGTTTTTGATTGATACCACAGGTAACAGGCGGTTCTGGGTCGTCGCCGTGACCGATATCAATGCAAACCATGGGATCGACATGCAGCAGTTGTGGGCAGAGATCAGGGAGACGTTGTACCAGAGGAAGAGCTGGTATCTCAACGCAGAGGAGCGAGAGTTGCTCCAGAGCAGCAACGAGACCTACCGCACCCAGAGCACCGTCGAAGATCTCATCCTCGAACACGTACACTTCCAGAGCCAGAACACCAAGCCAGTGCAGATGACAAAGCTGCTACGAGACCTCGGAATAGGTCAGCCAAGGATGCCGGATATCAAGGATGCGAGCAGGGTACTAGCGCAGTTTGGGCTTGAACCTCGCAAAAGTAATGGCAAAAAAGTGTACGACTTGGACTACACAAAGGTGGAAATCGGTAGCGCGGATCGATTTAGTGATAGCTGGGGGAAGGATTTCTAAGGGTATGTCAATTGATACCCTATTTGAAAGTGTTATAAGTGCTTGATATGTTTAATGTTCTTAACAGGGTAGGGTAGGGTACCTTAAATAAAATATAAATATATATATACAGTAATGGGTATGGACAGTGGGAAGTGCTCATAGAGGTTTTAAAAAAGTTTTGATGCGCTGTACCCTGCCCCCTGTACCCTAATGAAGGAGAAGGCGGATGGAAAGGTTCGTGTATGATCGGGAATCGGATGAGGAAAACAACTTCAGGCGATGGAGGTTGATGAACTCAGACGAGCGGGACAGCGTCAGGCAAGCGCCTCTTTCAGAGGAAGAGGCGCGGGTAGTGTTCAATGAATTAAGGAGCAGCGGATGGCTGACGACAAGCCCAGACGAGGAAGGCCAAGGAAAGAGCGCAAGCAGTTAGTCGAGACCCCCAAGACATTCTTGGCTGACGACGAGGCAGGGATCACTGACATGCAGACAGCGTTCGTCTGGCATTACACCGAGGGCGCGTGTGGGCAGACAGAAGCGGCGCGAAGGGCTGGGTTCTCATTCCCAGCAAGCGCCGCGACCAAGATGCTCAACGGCAAGGACTTCCCGAAGGTCACGCGAGCGGTTCGCATCAAGCAGGATGAGTTGCGAGAGAAGTACGCGATCACACCGCAGAAGACGGGGGCGATGCTGTGGAACATTGCGGAGACGGCTTTCGAGACGGGAGCGTACAACGCAGCGGTAAGCGCAGTGAAGGAGTTGAACCAGCTTGCAGGGCTGACGATCCACCGCAGCCAGAACCTAAACATCAACGCAGACTTGCAGAAGATGAACAAGGAAGACATCAAGCAGCGGCTGAATGAACTGCTGGGTGTAGAGGCGGAGTTCAACGACAAAGACCATTAACCTTGTCGGCTTCGCGCATTCCGAAAAAGAACCTCGTCTTGGCCCCGCCTCCCGCCCGACCCCTCAAAATTCTACAAAAATGCTGATTTTGCCCTTTTTTCGGGGAATTCCCTGCAAAAACAATGACTTACGCAGGACGCAGAGGTTGTTCTGGTTGCGCCAAGACTGCGCGGCTCTGAGCAGGGGCGATACGGCCTGCGTCATGACCGCGTCCTGCATGGTTTATGCGCCCTCAGAGCGCCCTCAGAGGCCTCTCAGGCGATCTCGGGCGCGAGCAAAGGAACCCTATGGGGTCGGAAAAAGGGGCCGAAATCGCGTTAGATTGCGACCCCTACACCCCCTTTTTGGCGGTCGCCTGTGGCGCGATGGCTTTAGCAAGGTTTTACTCACCCAGCCACCAAAATTCTGTAAGGGATATTGTTTGCTTAGAAAGGAACCCTGCCCTTCAGTTTTTTGCTAAGGGGAGCAAAAGCTGATGACGGCTGAGCAGGGTTTTTTCTTGGAAGGACGGTAAAGGTAACCCTTATAAAATTTTATTTCTATTTTTTTTTCGCATAAACTGTCCCGATGGCGGATTCAAGAAACAAGGGGGCATCATTCGAGCGCGATTGCGTAAAGCGCATCAATGCGTTTGCCGAAGAGCATGCCCTTGGCTTTACCTGCAAGCGTAATCTTGATCAATACCAAACCGCCGACCTGTGTGACATCCAGATCCCGGGCCACGCGCTTGAGTGTAAGGCTTACAAGTCTGGCTGGTGGTACGCAACCGCGTGGTGGGATCAGGTCTGCGCGGCCTGTGGTGATAATGTTCCGATTCTGATATACAAGTTTAATAACAAGGCGATCAGGGTATGCCTGCCGCTGTATGCGATTAACGAAAATTTGCCGCGAGATAACTCTCGTACAGCGGTTATCACCCTCGACGAGTGGTTCGTGCTGTTGAAAGAGTATTTTGATGCCCAGCAAGAGGCCGCGTAATGCCGAGATTTGATGATATCGACATCTTTGGGTACAACTTGGGTGGCTCGGTCGGTCAGATGATGGGGAGAACCCCTGACCCTGAGCTGCCCGAGTTGACCAGTGCCCAGATGGCCAACATTGGGGCCGCATTTGCTGACCCCTTTGGCCTAATTGACATTACCGGCGAGATGCCTGAGTTCCCTGCGGGTAATGTTTCGATCTCTGGCATGGTCATGGAAGGCCCGAGGTCGCCTAGCCTTGTTGAAAATTTGCGCGAGGGTAACTACGGGTCAGCGGTTCTTCAGGGAATTGGCGTGGTGCCCGTTGTTGGTGGTGTTATGAGAGCTGCCCGTGGCTTGGGTAAGGCTGCTGATCGTCTTGAGAGAGCTAAGAAGGCTGGTTTCGACACCGATACGGTGTATTACCATGCCACGGATAAAGATTTTTTAGAATTTGAGCCATCAACCAAAGGCAAGCTTGGGCCGGGAATCTATGCATCTCCAGACCCGCAATATGCTCAACGCTACATTCGCGCCAGTAATCGAGGCATTGAGCCGGGTACTGGAACCCCAGACTTTGTTCCAGACGCTAGGGTATTACCTATATTTATTAGGGGCAAGATTGGCGACATTAATGATTACGAAAAGGCCTCAGAGAAGGCAAAGAAGTCTTTAAGCAAGAAATTTCAAGAATTGGATGACTCTATTGACCCTGAAGGCTTAAAAGATCCTGATAGCAGAAGCAGGTTTAGGGATGTTTATCGACAAAAGCTTTCGATGCAGAAACAAAAGGCCCAAGAGATATTGGCCAAGGACGGGTTCTCAGGCTTCAAGGTTGGTGATGAGCTTGTCGTCTTCAATCCAAAGGATGTTCGCTCTGTAAATGCCGTTTTTGAAGATCCAAAATCCGCCGAGCTGCTCAAAGCCAACGGCGGCGAGATACGCAAGTTTGCTGGCGGTGGCATCATCAATCTGATCGCCAAGGGTGCATTTGATCCTCGGTTTGACCCACGGGTTAAGGAGCAGGATATGCTCCGCAACCTTGAGGCTGAGATTGTAGAGAGGGCTGACACTCAGCCCATGCCCGGCCTTTCGTTATCTGAGCTTGAGGGTGAAGATTTTGTCACCTCGATGACTGATAGAACCCGCGCTGGTGCTGACGTTAGGAGCATCAATAGAATTGAGTTGATTGACCCGATATATCTACCGGGCGGTCAGGGTTTTATGTTCAACAATCCCAGCGCGGTTTGGGCTTCTGCTGAGATGCCATCGCGTCAGATCTTGGAGATGGCCAGAGACCTGAAGTCTAAGTCTGGAAAAGACCCCTTGTATATCCCATGGCGCATGGCACCTTCTGGTGGTGATTTTGCCACCACCACGGGTGAGTTAATGCTTGGTTACGCCGCAGCCAATATGACCAAGGCCACCAAAAAGGCTTTGGATAAGGCGATCAGGGCGTATAGAACCAAAGGCAGCATGGTTAAGGGTAAGCGCGTTGGCGCTGGCAGAAAGATTGAGGGCTGGAAGGGTATTGATGACCCCAGCGCCGTTCAGGCTTGGCGAAACGCGCCAGACTCTGTGCGAAAAGAACTCATGAACATGATGGACGTAGAGTTCCGCAACAAAGGCGGTTTATCCATAGGCGCGGCACGTTTAATCAACGCTGATCCTACGCAGCTCGTTGGTCGTGATGCTGGCATTCAGAACGTGGGCCGTATTTTTGCTGATATCGACATATTTGAGTCCGATCACCCGTCTTATCCCTTTGCGGTGCCGGGAGCTGGCGTAGGTGTACTCAGGAAGGCTGATGAGGCAACGGTTTTCGACCTATTACCAGAGGCTAGATTCGGCGCGTCTCAGAAGAAAGTAAAAGATCCTGCGAACCCAACGGCCCAAGAAGTACGTGCGCTTCAGATGAAGCCTTATGGCGGCACAATTACTGAGAAAATACTTCGCCGCATGGAAGCTCGCGGTGTCGATATCAACTCTATCGCAGGGCTTTCTGGTGGTGCCCTGACTTTCACCCTTTTGTCGGCTGGCTTAGTGACTCCGCAGGAGGCTGAGGCTGGAGTGATCAAGGAATTTGCCGAGCGAATGATGAAAGCTGATCAGATGGGCCTTTCTACCGATCAGATCCTGTATCACGGCTCTACTTTTGATATCGAAAAGTTTGTGCCCAGCCCTAATACAGACAACGATTTTGGTCAAGGCACCTACTTGACCATTTCGCCTAGCGATGCTTCTAGAAACTACGCAGGCGAAGGGCCAGATCTAACCAATCGCATCAACCTGCTTTCTGAGCAAATACAAGACAGCTTGGAAAGTGGCTGGGATCTAAACCCAGAATTTTGGGGCAAGATAAACGACCCAGAAGTGTTTGCCAAAGTTGAAAAGCTGGTTGATGAGTTTCAGGAAAATCGTGACAGCGCGGTGCTTGAAAAGGCCGCTAACCTCGCCGCCAAAACCATTCTTAAAGGTGACAATGAAGGCGTGGTCTACCCTGTTTTTGTGAACAACAACGACTTTGCGGTCATCGGTGGTAAGAACAAGACGGTTATCGATATCGATCGGGAACAGTATTACGACTCGGCTAGAGAGGAATTAGACCGATCTGATTTTGATAGCGATGATGATTTTGAGGACGCTGTATTCCAATACGCTTATGAGCTTGAAAATAATGATTACGAAAGCCCGATTGCAAGTCTTGCAGATACGCTCAAGTATGCTGGCGCAAGCGATGAAGCGGTTGCCGAGGCAATAGGTTGGGTTTCGGACGCAGGCGAAATAGATTTAACTGAAATCAATGACATCATCCGCAGGTCTTACAGTGAAGATTTTGACACTGGCGAAATGCTTAACAACGGCCAGATCATGCAGAATGTTCTGACCGATCTTGGTTACAAGGGCGTTGTAGACAATACAACTGGCACTAAATTCGCCAACATGGGTTCAGGGGGCATGCACACGATCGTGTTCCCGGGTAACGAGAACCTAATCCGCTCGATCAATGCTAAGTTCGATCCAGAAAACGCTGACTCACCGAACATACTGGCCAGTGCCCCGCCAATCTTGGCCCCCGTTGCTGGCGCTACTTTTTTGGCCACCGCATTGTCATCTCAAGAAGCCGAAGCTGGCGGGTTAGGTAGCCTGCATTCCTCGATGAAGAAGGCTAGGGCCGAAAGCGTCAAGCAAGCAAAAGAACAGGGTTATGATTTAGACAACGTCATGTACCACGCGAGCAAGCAAGATATCGATGAGTTTGTGCCGGGCTTCTCTGACGGGTTAGTTTTTTTGACTCCCGATAAGGAGTTTGCAAACAACTGGCTTGGCAAGGGCAAGTTCCAAGAAAGGCAGGGTGGAACGGGTGCCATTGAAGGTGTGAGGGCTGAGAAAAAACGCTTCATGGAAGAACAAAATGAAATAATGAAGTCGATGCCAGAAGACCAGCGGCAGAAATACTATGAAGAAGTGGTTTGGCCGCAAAGAAGCAGAATGATAACCGAAGAGCGAGAAGCTGATGCCGCCATCTACCCCGTAGTCACTAGGACTAAAAAGCCGTTTGTGCCAAGCAAGGATGTTGATGTCTTAGAGGATTTGTACGGTAAAGAGTACCTAGACGCACCATTCGGCAGCGGGTTTCCTACATACAAGGATGCCTTAAAAGACGGCAATTACCTTCTGTATGAAAACAAAGAGGTAGTAGATTTCTTAAAGAGCAAGGGCTACGACTCGATGTTCTTGAAAGAAAGCTCTGGCGCAGATGAGCCGTTCACCACGTTGGCTGTTTTTGATCCTTCCGATATTCGTTCAGTCAACGCAAAGTTTGATCCTAAGAAAAAAGATTCACCCCAGATATTGGCCAGTGCCCCTTTTGTTGGCGGCGCAGCCTTAGCCATGGGGTCTATGCAAGACGCTCGCGCAGCTCAGTTGGCTGCTGAAGCCGCTGGCGCTGAAGTCTTTATGGACGCAGCGTCGGGAATAGTCAGCCCAATTGCTGGAGGTCTTGTTGGTCTTTTGGAGTATCTCAACCCCTATAGCGACAGAGAGGGTAAGGGCGAAAGGATCAAGCGATACAGGGAAGGCGTTGCTGAGGCGCTCAATTACGAGCCACGCAGCGAGTTAGCACAAGGAATGAGCCAAGAGGCGATGGAAGGTATTGCTGGCCTATTGCAACCAGCGGTTGAAGCAGCGGCCCCGACCGCTAGACGGTTTATTGATTACGCTACCGATCCAAGCAACGTGATGACCGAGGATTACCGTATCAATATGATTCCTGCCCTGTATCAAGGTGGCAAGTACCTTTACGAAGACATTTTTGGAGAGCCAGAGCGTGAGGCCGTCAAGAGTGCTGTTGATGTCGTCCTTTAGCGAACTCAGCCGTAACCTTGATCGACACCTCTTCGTCCTGATCTAGAGCCTCAGCCAGAGCCTCTTCGATCATGTCCTGAAGCGCGTCGATATCGCTTAGCTTTTTTACGTCAAGCTCAATCAATACTGTAATCTTTTTCATCGATACCGCGCTCCTGCTTCCAAAGCCTAATGATGTAGCCAGCCTCTGGCCCAGCGTCATGCTCATTATGCAGGACATGGCGGTATAACTTCATGGCCTTTTTGCTATTGGCTGGTAGCTGCATCCTTAGCGCAGCCATATCGAGCGATGAGAAATACTTATCCATCTAGCCTCCTAAATATTCGTGCGAGTAAGAAAAAACTTTTCTTACGTCCCAATTTAAGTTTTTATTGCCTCCCGCATTACCACGAACTTTCATGTTTTTTGATGTTGCTCTCCATTTGTCAGACTTGTTGCGATAAGCGCCCATGCGAGGATGAGTTGTCTTGCTAAAGTATCTTTTGCCTTCGCTCAAGTGTATTTCTCCAACAGCATCACTAATCCTAACCCCCAGCCCCAACCCTTGATAGTCTGGCAAAACAACGGTTCTATGGCCCCTAAAAGCTTTTTTAAGCGTTCCGCTTGGCATACTTATGGCTGAGGCAAACCCAACAACATTTGATCCCCAGAGACAAATCCAGTGTCTTGCACTTTTATTGATGTTTTCTGAGAGATAGTGATGGTGGCTGAAGGTTGTCCACGCCTCTGGCCCACAAGGTAGCAGCTCCAATTCAATTGTGGGTTGCCGAAGACTCCCCCTTGGGAGGTATTCACCCGTCAAGGTGTCAAAAACCCAGTCTGGCCTGAGCCAGTCAATTATGTCGTAGTGGCAAGACGCAAAGACAACGGACTTTAAGTTATGCTTTTTGATGTAGCGATGAATAGCAGAAGAGCAAGATTTAGCAACAGACCTATCGACCACGCTGGTAAACTCGTCTATCACCGCGCCATCACCCAAACTTCTGGCTAAATCTGCCCTGTATTTCTCTCCAGTGGACAATATTGCGTATGGCCTAAACCAAGCGGGAACACTGTTTAGCCCCACGGCTGAGAGTTTATTTTGCGCGTCTTCAGCATTAAAAAAGTGAGAGACTATAGCCTTATCGTCCTCCCATTGGTGCTGTCTCTCACACCCATACTGCTTAAGCAAAGTTGACTTACCACTACCCGAAGGCCCGACAATTAACCCAATACCGAAGTCTTTAGTGTGCGGCGGCATAGATGGTATCTGACATTCAGAAACGCCGTTAAAGTCATAATCAAAATTTGACGATACAGCTTCGGTTATTTCGTCTTGGCTTATGCCTTCACGCTTTAGTGTTTGTTTCATATAACCCCCAGATTGTTCCATGTAAAACATTATAGCGTTTTCAAAAAACTTTTAAGGTTGTTGTTTTTTACGGCGTCAAACGCCTCCTCAAACACTTCTTCCATACCAAGCTCTTTGGCTAGGGCTTTGATCGCCTTGCGCTCATCCACCCCGCGCTGCCACACCCGATGGTCATCCGAGTAGTCGAAGTACCAGTCGTGAGTTGCAAGCATTCGCTTGAGCCGTGACAGGCCGTCAATCTTCTCGATCTTGTCGGCTTCTAATCTGTGATATCTCATTCTGCTCCCCTCCCAAGATCCCACTTCACGATTGACGTTTGGTGCTGCTCGCCTATCGCATTTCTGATGCTTTCGTCAAGGCACATGACCCCGCCGGTCACAATGTAACGAACGACGAACTCTTTAATAGATTCTTGATCGCCCATGTCGTCGATATAGGTTTCGATTATTTTCTTATCAATCTCTAAGGTACAGTTCACTTTAACTTTCATCACGTTCTCCTTGCCGCTTACGCGGCTTGTTTTATTGATTCGATTTGCGGGTTTACCAAAGTGCGTCGAAGCTCTCGGTAAATAGACTTAAAGGCCTCTCCATGAGACTTGCTGTATGTTTTCTTGAGATAGCGAGTCCAAGGGCCATACAGCATTTGCACATGATGCGAGATCTCATGAGCGACTACTGCAAACAGCACCAGTTCAGGATCATTGGTTTCAAATTCGCCAATGACTGGATCGGCAGCATAAGCCGAATACTCTGTCATCTTGTAAGACGGATTTCTAAGATATCGCATGTCGATGCTGATACGCTGAGGGCCACCGTAGCTTCTTTGCCCTTTGTGCTTGGTTTGCACCGACAGGCGTTTCAAGGCTTCAGCGTAGACAACAGGCTTGCCTGCATATTCAAGCTCATACTGCTTCTTGCAGATTTCCTTCAGGCACTGCTTGGCAAACTTGATCACCAGCTTGTGCTCTTCGGGAGTTACGTTTGAACCTCTTTTTGATTTGATAGTCATTACAGCTCCCTAACATAGCGCATATCAGCCTTGCTGATTCGCACATTGCCGAGGCTAGGAAACCTAGCGTGGTTCCACTTTGTGCCGACCTTGTAGATCCATCCGTTGTGGATGCCAGAATCGTGGTGGTAGCTAATAGGCCGAAAGCCTCGATTGCGTACCTTGCGAGTGGTTGGGTTTTTTATTTCGGATTTCATCACGTTCTCCGTTGTTGGTTTCCAACAGTTTACCAGATCCCGTGTCTATATGCAAACCCCTGTACACAGAAATAAATGTTTGCATATCGACACGCTATACCCTAGAATGCAATTTTACTGACAGGAGAAACGCGATGAGTGATCAAGGGGCAGGTGCCCAAGCGAAGAAAGTCTTTTACAACCGAGTGCGGCGCACTTGCCTGAAGCACGGCATCGACATCGTCTATGATGGGATGCCAAAGGCGGTCTACGGCATAGAGCTGGTTAAGGATGGTCAGGTAATGTTCGCTGACCGCAGCAACAACAGCATGCCTTTGGACATCAACTGGCAGCGGCTGCACGAAGAGATGTCCGAGTACGGATTCAAGGGAGGCGTGAAATGAGCGGCAATCCATTAAAGCAGGTCAACAACATTTACGGATACGTGCGCGTGTCTACTGACGAGCAGGTCAAGTCTGGTATCTCGCTTGAGACGCAGAAGCAACAGATCAGTGAGTTCGTGCGTGAAAAGTACAACCGTGATGTGACCGAGTTTTTTGCCGACGAGGGTATCTCTGGCACCCACGCTGTCCTCGACCGACCCGCAAGCCGCGAGATGACTGACGTGATCGACGAGCATGACGTTGTCGTCTGCACCCGCCTTGACCGACTCAGCCGATCAAGCTCTGACCTTCTTGGTATGATTCCCGTTTTGCAGGACATCGGCATCACCCTTTACTTCTGCGAGCAGTTTGGTGAAATGCCGATCGTTTATCCTGACGCAAGCAGGTCTAAGGGTCTCGATGCTAAATTTGACATGAACTCTATGGCAAATCAGATTATGCTAATGGTATTGTCGGCGGTTGCTGAGATCGAGCATGCGACAATCAAGGATCGATTTGCGGCGGGTAAGCTTGACTGGGCCTCACGCGGCTACGCGATTGGAGGATCTGCTCCTTATGGCTTTCGTCATGAAGAGGTCAAGACTGGCAGCAAGACTCGCAAGAAGCTTGTCGAGATCCCTGAAGAGCAGGCGGTGCTCAAGACGATCTACAGGCTCCACGGTCGAGGCCTTGGGCCGCGAAAGATCGCAAAGCAGGTCAATAGCTTACACAGCATTCCCCCGCTGACGCACTCGAAGGTGCAGCGCATACTCAATCGGAAGTATCAGGGTATCCCTAGCGCCGCGTAAGTTCTATGATAGTCGCTTGATTGGAGATCAATATGACGGCGTTAGAAGATATTCAGGAGGCCATCCAGACGATGGAGGCCTCTCTTGCGACAGACTTTATGACAGACGCTGTGCGCGACATCATGCACACTGCGGTGCAGCGTCTGAAAGATGCAAAAGACAAGCTGACTGACTGATGTCTCAAGAAGGCTGGGGTCGCGGTACATGGGGGCTGGGTGCTTGGGGCACTCCGCTCTTTATTGATGTAACGCCTGATGGACAGCAGGCGACTGCTGCCGTGGGCACCGCTACCGTCGACGGTGAGGCAAATGTTCCGCTAACTGGCTTAGCCATCACATCGGGCGTTGGCGCGGTCACTACGGACGCTGAGGCCAACGTCACCCTGACAGGTCAGGCCATTACGTCCGCGCTAGGATCTCCATCGATTGACGCTGAGGCTAACGTCTCGGTATCTGGTCAGGCCATCACATCGGGAATTGGCTCGATTCAAGTTGTCGCTCGGGCTATTGTAGAGCTGACAGGGCAAGCCATTACCACAGGCGTTGGTGCTCCCACCGTCACAGGTAAGGCAAACCTGACCCTCACGGGACAAGCGATCACCTCCGCGATTGGCACGGCTACCGTGCGAACGGTTAACTATGTTTATGTTGACGGACAACAGATAAACTCCTCTGTTGGGGCCGTTACTACAGTCGCAGGCTCGGTTGTCGAGCTTGTTGGCGTTTCAATGGTTGCAAGTGTAGGGGATATTCTGGTATGGGGAGAGATAGACACGAACCAAGACCCGAACTACAATTCAATTAATACAACACAATCGCCCGGCTACTCGACCATTGATACCAGCCAGTCAGCAGGGTATGAAGAGATTAAAGCTGGGCGGGACGCTGCCTAAAAACTCGAGGAAAATCAAATGGTTACCTACGTTAATGACCTCCGATTGTCGGAGTTGGCCACTGGAGAAGGAAGCGGCACTTGGGGAACAACCACAAATACTAACCTAGAATTAATCGGTGAGGCGCTAGGTTACGGTACTGAACAGTCTTTTAGCTCGGACGCTGACGCGACAACCACGATTGGAGATGGTGTTTCTGATCCAGCTCGCGCAATGTATTTTAAGGTCACATCCGCAGGCAGTTTAACGGCAACTAGGACGCTGACCATCGCACCTAATACTGTAAGCCGCGTGATGTTCATCGAGAACGCGACCACAGGTTCTCAGTCGATTGCGATCTCTCAAGGCTCTGGCGCAAATGTGACGATTGCGGCAGGCAAGACCGCCGTGGTTTATCTGGATGGCGCAGGCGCTACTGCTGCGGTAGTTGACGCGATGGCTGGGGTTGATCCCGGTGTGACTGATACGTTGGCTGAGGTGTTGGTTGCGGGGAATACCTCGGGCGGTACTGGCCTCACCATGTCTTCAGGCGATGACCTAACCCTGACCGGCGCAAGCTACAACGTAGTTTGGGACTCTTCAGCCGACTCTTTGACTTTTGCCGACAACGCAAAAGCAGTCTTCGGTGCTGGAGATGACCTACAGATTTACCATGATGGTAGCCATAGTTACGTTAGCGACCAAGGCACAGGAAACTTGCGGATTTATGCAAACGACCTTGTGCTGGCGAACAATGACGGGTCAGAAACGTTTCTTTATGGCGTCAACGGCGGCGCGGTTTCAATAAGCTATGCGAACAGTGCGAAAGTCACCACCACCGCCACAGGCATCGACGTAACGGGTAGTGTGACTGCTGATGGTTTGGTTGTTGGAGATACTTCTTTTTCTTTTAGTGCCGTCTATATTATTTCATCAGCAACTGGTGAGTCTGAGTTACGCATGGG